CTCTGCGGGAGAAGAAGCTTTAGCTTCTTCTTCTCTCTCTTTCTCTCTCTCTCTCTCTGCATTGCAAACGGGTTCGTTTTGCATTGCATTTTGCATGCTATTTACATTGCTATTTGCATCGGCTTTGCGCTTCTGCCAGCCCTCTTTGGCGACCTTGGATCGCTTCTCTGAGACCCGCTTAGCTTGGGCTGCATCCCTGTTGTGCTCTAGGAAATCATGCACAAACACGCGGTTTTCGGGGATCTCAGGGCATGCTTCCCAGCACGCTTCACAGTCATGTCCGGGGCCGTGCCAGAGGCCGGCGTCCAGTAGGAGTTGGATGTCAGCCTCGGTGCCCCCTACTTTGCGTTGCATGGCCTTGGGTGCAACGAGCCCATCGGTCAGATGCTGGCTGCAATGCAAAACGGATGCAAAGTGCATGCAAATTGCATGCAAACTGCTATCCAGAACGTCCGCCATTTTGGGGTTGTCCAGGTAGCCGACGTCGAACTTGGCGAACGCTCTTTTGTCAGCCATGCGGTTATTCCTTTCGTGTGAGTGCCCGGAATTGTCCGCCCTCGATGAAGGTCCAGCCTTTGCCGGGGAAGTGTTTGCGGAGGGTTTCGCGTGCGATGCCGGTGGTGCGTTGGACTTCGCGTTGGGATGCGCCGTCTTGTAAGAGGCGCGCTGCTTGGGCGAGGCGCTCGGGAGATGGTGGGAGTTTGGCGGTCATTTGATGTTCCGGACACGCTTGTATTCGCGGATCCATAGGGAGTCTTTGCCGGCGGCGATCAACGCTTCGGTTCGGCGGTCGAGGCTGATGGATTCCGCTGCGGCCTGCGCGAGGCCTTCGGGCCCGCCGTGCTTTGGTGCCGGGAGTGGCTTGTACCGGGTCGGTGCGGGCTTCTTAGCGCGTTCCCTGCGCCGCCTTGCCTGGAGCATTGCGACTTCCCGTTCAAGCTCGGCTTTGCGGGCGTTGAGTGCGTCATGGGTCCGGCGGAGTTCATCGACAGCGTGGGCTAGGTGTGCCCGCGTTTCGGCTTGTGCTCGGACGGTTACGGGGGATTTTCCACGGGTGTACGCCATTGGTTTGCCTCCTTATCGGCGTGGGCGTTTCGGGTTGCGGGATGCCATCACGTTGCGGATGGCACGGTCCTGCGTGGGGTTGTTGTAGGTGCGTCGGGCGCGTGAATCAGCCTCGTCCTGAGCGTCGTAAGCGCGGTGATGCTCGCACGCATACTTGGACGCACACACGCCGCTCGGGGTGCGGCAGAGGGTGCAGCACGGGTCACTCATGCGTTCCTCTCCACGAGCGCGGTCAGTACGGCCTGCGCGAGTAGAGGCGGGACCGCGTTACCGATCTGCAGGAAGGTCTTCGTTTTCGGGCCAACCCACTCGAACGGCTTCTCGTAGGTTTGGAGGGTGGCGCATTCGTCGGTTGTTAGGCGGTCGGTGCTGCCTACCCAGCCGGGTGCTGACGTGTAGCGGGCGTGGTACTTGGCGATGGGTTCCGCGCCGCCTGTTTCAGTTCCACCCCCGGTGATGGTCGGCGATGGCCGGTCAACGAGCCCCCGCCCTGTTGGGTAGGACTGCAGAGCGGCTGCTTCCTCGATGGTTACGCGCTGGCCGCTTGCCTTCGGGTCTTTCGCCTGTTCGGCGTCCATCCATTCGACTTTGTTTGATCGTGCGCCGAAGTGGATTGTTGGTGCGGGCTGGTCGATGGTGCGGCGGGCAGCGTGTGCCTGGTTGCCGTTGCGGAAGACGGTCGGGTAACTCTGCAGGGCTGATGCTTGGTCGATGGTGAGGCGTTGTGCGGTGCCGTCAGCCTTAGCGCGTCGGAGGTCGGCGTGTTCGATGTCTTCGGGGACCATGACGAATGATGCTGCGTCGTGTCCGAATGCGAGCGTTACTGCTGGTTCGGTGAGGCGGCGCATGGGCGAGTTAGGTTGCACGCCTTTCGCCACGCTTCCCCGTGCGTCTGCCATGCCGAGCGCTTCGGCCATGCTCACCCAGGGCAGCACGTCCGGGTCCAGCTTTTCGGGCTTAGTGGAGTAGTAACGGGAATGCGTCGGTGTTGGCAGCTTCGCCTCACCATTCAGCCGGCCAACCAGGATCGCCCGCTTCCGTGTCTGTGGCACGCCGTACTGCTCAGCGTTCAAGACAGCAACATCCACTGAGTAACCCCATTCGCGCATAACCTCAGCGCAGGCTTCCCATACGGGTAGGACGGTGGGCACCTGCTCGAATGCGACGTACTCGGGACGGTCCCGCCATGCGTGGGCGAGGGGCGCCAGGACTAGCGCGGTGCGGGGGTCGTGCTTCTCGCCGAACTCACGGAGCTGGGTGGGGTCTTTGTAGGCGTGTAGTTCGATGGCTTCCAGGACCTCATTCAGCGCCGCACGGCCTGAGCCTTTGCCAGCGAGTGAGAACGTCTGGCACGGCGGGGATGCGATGAGTAGCTGGTATGCGGGGACGTGGAACTTACCTTCCAGCCCGTCCCAAACGTCGCGGTAGATGGTTGCCATGCCGTTTGCGTCACGGGTGGCGATGGCTTCGGGCATGATTTCGACGCCCATTTCGCGGATGCCGAGGCGTTTACAGGCGACTCCCCAGCCGGTGCCGGCGAAGAGGTCGAGCGCCGTTATCGTTTCGCTCATTGGTTTCCTTTGGGTACGACAGCGGCGCCCAACTCGTGTCGGGCGCCGCTGTGGTGGTGGTTATCGGCAGTCGCGGCAGTCTGTGTGCTGGTCGCGTTGGGGGTGGATGGTGAATTGGATGCCGCAGCGTGCGCAGATCCGTTCGTGTGCTTTGAGTTCGGGCCGGTATGGTATCGACCGGGCCCGGAGAGTGACGAGCATTAGAACGGCGCTTCTCCGGTCGGCCCGTTGCCCCAGGTGCCGGCGTTGGCGGGTGCAGGGTTGCCGCCCCACGTTGCGTTAGCGTTTGCCGCGCCCGCCCGGTTCACATCAGAGGATGAGAACCCGCCGCCGTTACCGGTCTTCTGGGTGCGTGTGACCTTGGCGTTGGCGTACTTGAGTGACGGGCCGATCTCGTCAACCTCAAGCTCGATGACGGTACGCTTCGTTCCGTCTTTCGCCTCGTACTCGCGCTGGGTTAGGCGACCGGAAGCGATTACGCGCATACCCTTCTGATCCAGAGTCTCGGCAACGTTTTCCGCCATCTCGCGCCAGGCGGAGCAGCGCATAAACAGTGTTGCGCCGTCCTTCCATTCGTTCGAGTTCTTATCGAACGTGCGCGGGGTGCTGGCGATGGTGAAGTTAGCGACCGCGGCGCCTGCCGGGGTGAAACGCAACTCTGCCGGCCCCGTAGTGTTGCCGATTATCGTCAAGGTTGTTTCGTTTGCCACTATGCGGCCTTTCTCTTTGATTGGTACTTGCGGTTTGCAATTCGGCTGCATTCTCGGCAGCCGCGATAGGTTGGGTAACCTCGCCGCGACAGTATGTTTTCGGGCGTGTACTCGTGGCCTTTAGGGCAGTGGGTTTTTCGTGCTTGGTGCTCGCCTGAACGGCCACGAATAGAGTTGATCTTTTGGGTGACTGCTTCTAGGTGCGCAGGATTGCAGCATTTTCGGTGATCGCACGGGACTGCGGTGCAGCCAGAGTCGTTGTGGCAGGTGTGGTCAACAACTAACCCTGCCGCGATTGGTCCATGCTCAAGCTCGTATGCGTAGCGGTGCGCTTTGACGTTCCGCGTGCCGTCGTGGAACTGCCCGTAGCCCTCGCCGCCGATGGTCGCTTTCCAGTGCCAGCAAGCTTCAGGGCCGTGGGAGTTGTCCACTTTGGCAGAGAAGCGTTGCTCTCGCGTCGGTTGTGTCCTAGCTTCTGCTGGGGTGGACTTACGCCATGCCGCGTAGTGGGCTCCGCAATATCCGCGGGCGTGGTGCGCAGCGAAGCAGTTATCTATGGAGCAAAGTTTGGGTACCATGACTGGTAGCCCTCCTATCGGTTAGGTCGATATGCGGGTCAGGCCCCTTTAGTGTTTCCAGCACTTCTGGGGCCGTTCCTATTCTATCGAAAATCCGCTAGATTCCAGGGATTTTAAGGGCTTTCACTCGTCCCAATAGATGACTATTTCGTCGTCGTCATGAGTGATCCACACTGCGTCATCCGAAACCGCCGCCTTGCGCATGTTGTTCTTGTATTCCTCGTATGCGTAGGACAAGGCCTTGTGAACTTCTGCATGGTTGGCAGGGTTGGGGAGGACGTACAAGTGGCGCGTCCTCGTGTTGATGCGCTTCTCAAACTGCGCCATGTTTACTTTTCTCCTGCGATTGTTTCGAGTATGGTGAGCCACTGTTTTGCGACTTCCGGTGTGATGTAGAGCAGGACGTTTGAGCCGTCCATCTCTACTTGCTTGCCGAGCGCGGGGCTCGGCGGGGTGATGGTCGGTTTCAGGTGCCCGGCCTCGATGGATACGTTGATCCGGCCCGCGCTCATGCTGCCTGCGCCGTTTTGGACATGACGACGCCGAGCCCAGAGTTCTTTAGAGCCTCCGCAGCGGGAACTCCGTAGGCGAGAATCATCGAACCAGTGCCGGGTGTGCCGGGCTGGGTGGTCATGTTGCCCTGGTAGAACCTGACGCGGCCATTGATGAAGCAGATAGCGTCCGCGTCAGCTCCGTACTCTTGGAACCACTTCACATCTGTCCGGGCGAACACGAGAGCCAGCCCGTCCCCGTGGTCGTGAAGCTTCCTCATCCACTTGGGCGTCTGCGTGCCGTATGGAGGGTTCACCCAAACCGTCCCGAACCATTCACTAGTGAGCCCGTCATCCTCAACCGTGTAATGGTTCAGTGCCGGGACGAATGACTTACCCGCGCCCGGCGAGCAGGGGTCAAGATCGAACGTCAAGCCGAGCGCGTCAAACACGAACTTCGGCGTGTACCACTCGACGGACTCGTTATAGCTGGACTCGTGCGTAAAACCTCTGGCGCTCATGCGGGCCTCTGTTCGCTGACGTAGCCGAGAATGTGGGCGGGCGCGTTGTTCTCGGTGAGCCAGGCGAGGTAGTCGTCGAGCGCACCGTCCTTGAGTGCCTTGGCCGTATTGGATACGACATCAGCAGGGATGGTGGTATCGGGCTTGGGGGCGTCTGGTAGCGGGTCAACGCTGAACGGTTTACGCTTCCCCCTCGTGACCATCAGTGACACGGTGAGGCGCTTGGGTAGGTTGGACATTGCCGCGATTTCGATGCCGCCGACCTTGTCCCGCCCGAAGGTGATGTCTGGGTTGCGGAACAAGGTGATGCGGCGTCCGGTGTAGGTGGATGCCTCAGCACCCCACGCCTGCACCAACACCCTTCTCATGCTCTTGGAGGGCTTGTAGGGGCGTCCGGGGAACTCCTGCAAGTGAACCTCGACAGGCTGTTCCGGGTTGCCTGCCTTGACCTCTGTGATGGTCACGGTCACGGGCCCGGTAATCAGGT